TGGTCGCCTCTATTCCCAACAATGGGAAAAAAACCAAATTGGAAATGAAAATTAAAATCGTTCCAACAATGACTTGCGTTGTGGCTTCAATTATTTGCATTTAGTCTCCACAGAAACAAGCGATTGTTTCCTCTGTAGCGTCAAACATATCGATTTGATCTTTCCCAAACTGACTCATTGCCGCATAGGTCGGGCGGTCTTTTGAGAATCTGCCGCCTATCTTCTTTTCCTGCTCTGCCCACCAAATAGCCCGTTTGGGTTCTTGCTGGATGATGCTCATTAACTGATGTGCGCCCTTCATAAAGCACAAGTCACAGTTTCCCAATGGGGTGATTTTGTCAACAAACTTGAGTTCTAGGTCAAAATCGTTTGACTTCCAAAACTGCTGGACATCGGTTTGTGTGACTCCTGCCAATGCTAAAGGCGCATGGACTGTTTCCCTAAGTTTCCCAACCCGCCTAGGCTCATCTGCCCGAATCCCTGCCAATGTTTGGAATTCCTCAAACCCCTTGGACTTCATAAAGCGATTTATGGGGTTAATTTTGAGTTCTGTTGTGCAAAATCTCATAACTGAGTTGGGCAAAAATGACTTTTGTTTAATCAGTTCTGCAAAAGGTTCTCCATCTCTAGATGCGGTTTCGTAGGTTACTTCAACAAATTTATCAGTATTCCTAGTGAATTCAAGCCAATAAATTGGTATGTTCCACCGATTTTGGCATTCGTTGACAAACTTTAAAGTTGACTCATGTTCCTTTCCTGTATTGCAGAAAATGACAAAAGTGTCGTTTGGTAGGCTCATTTGGTGAGCTTCTAACACCCTGTAAAGCATATACGCTGATGTTCTGCCACCTGAAAAACTGATGCAAGTTGGCTCTTTAATCTCAAACGGGTTCATTTTTACGCCCTTCGTTTATGTTATTCATTCGTCTACGCAAGTCATTAGTGGCGGGTAACCCACGCTTTTTCTCTATGTCGGATAAGGTCTGCCACCACCATGCGGATGCTTTCATTTTCCCAAGGTCTTTGATTTTCCTCTTGTGTCTCAAAATCCACTCTTTCGCCTCCATCTGCTTCAATGTCTCCAGTAGCTGTGAGCGCTCGGGTTGTGTCAGCGTAGCTAAGTTGCGAGGTTTCCCTGCATCTGTCCAGTAGTCGATTGGCTTCATGTTTTGTCATGCTACTTTACCTTTAAACCCTTCTCTAATCATTTTCAGTATTTCAGGGTTTGGCTTGGCAAGTTTTGCATCTTCGTCAAGTTTTGCAAGGGCAGGGTCACGTTCTGAGCTTGATGGTACTGTGACATGGGCTATATCAAACTTGTTGACCAGTTTGGGTTTCTCAGCAACCCATTCAGCCTTGAAAGCCTGCCAACCACGAACACAACATTCACTCATGGCTTGCTCAAGTGTCCAGCCTGCAATGTCAGCCTGTTCCCGCATTCCATCAATTACTCGTTGCGTTATGGGTGCTTTTTTGGCTTTCCTTAAAGTCTTGAAATCTTGCCAAACAGATTGTGAAACGCCTTCAGGCGTAATATCGGTTTTAGTTTTAGTTTCGGTTTTAGTTTCGGTTTCGGTTAAAGGTGCATCTGTATGCTTGTTGCATACACTTGTATACATCTGCATATCATTGTATTCAGGTGCAGGGAACTTGCTTTCTAATGCTCTGGGTTTATTGTCCCACTTGCACATTTGCAGATATTGCTTGCCATCAGACTCGTAAACGTGAATCAAGCCGCTTTCTTGTAGTTCGCTTACCAAATCCTTACACTTATTTAAGGTGACTGATTCCTTTATTGGAAAACAGTTGGCTTTAATCATGGCTGGTCTAGCATCAAAACGACCAAAATCATCTACTGTGACCAGCAAACGATAAAAAAGTGTTTCGGCTAAAGGGGAAAGTTTGTCGATGGATTCGCTGTCACGAACCCCCGATTTTAAATATCGAGTAGGCATTTTTTTCCTTCGCTGTCCTCCTAAGACAAAGAAACAAACGGCAGGCGGGGAGGCTCGCTTTTCGGTTGAGAGATCAAGCTCAACCTATCCGTGTTTCAAATAATTATACTGTTTTCTTCTCTTGCTGATGTTTTTCAATGGACTTTGCTAAGAATGGTCGCAACCACTTAGCCCCTCCAAGTCGTTTAAACTCATTCCACTCGCTTAAAGTGGCTCGTACGGCAATAGTCTTGCCGCTTTTGGTCATTTCAGTTTTAGGTCTTGGCATAGAGGCGTGATTGTGTTGTGTTTAACAAATACCACAATTAGGGTTTATCCTAGTGTTAAACATTATAATCTGTGTAACACTACGACTTCTCTACCAACACATTGAAAGGCGTAAACATGGAACTGGATATAGATTTTTGTGACCTTGAAATAGACATCAAGGCTTGGGTCGAATGGGAATATGACCCCGACTACTCTCCCAACGAGGGAGTCTACGATAAATTCATTTGGGTAGCCTATTTACAAATTGGCAACAACCGCATTGACATTACAGACGAACTCTCTGCCAAGGAGTGCAAACAAATTGAAAAACAGATTGAGGAGTCTATCGATGACAGCATTTAACAAAGCCGTTTGGGAATCCTACCAACAACTCAATGATGATGACATTATGGAAGCTATCTCTGGCTCTGAAGCTATCCCTCTTGCCATCAAATCAGGCGACTGGGAGTATGCCTTTCAACTCATCAAAGAACGCATTGACAACAAGATGACTCGCAGGGCTGAGTTTTACTTGTACAGCAAGACAAAGACACCATCAATTGATGATGATGATGAACTGCGTACCTTGCGAACCCTTTGGTTAAAAAACGAATATAGGGGAGATAAAGATGAAACTTAAAAACACCATTGCAACGATCTTAGAGGAAAGCCAAGATGAATATTTTTGCCAGTTTTGCACAAAGCCTAAAGTTGGCTCTCTCCCGATCTGCTCATGTTCAGGAAATTGGTTCAAACTTGCCGACTTTGACTTTGATACCCAATTCTCCATTGCCCAACAAATCTTCAACTCACAGAAAGGTACTGCCAACAAAAAAACTGACTGACCATGAGTTTGTATATACAGACTCAACCCAAACAAACATTTCAAAAACTTTTCAAAATTTTAAACAGGAGTGAATATGAATCAGGAACAGGTGTTGATGTTGCTCAACAAGAACGTCAATGAGCATACGGAAAAGAAAGCCAACCTAACCTATCTTTCATGGGCATGGGCATGGGCTGAAGCACTAAAGGCAGACCCTACAGCCATATACAAGGTGGATATGTTTGGCGACAAGTGCTACATGGACATAAACGGCACAGCAATGGTGTTCGTCACAGTCACCATGTTTGGCAAACCAATGACTTGCCAACTTCCAGTAATGGACTATCGCAATAAAGCTATCCCCAACCCTGACGCATTTGCAGTCAATACCGCCATCATGCGTTGCATGACCAAGGCATTGTCATTGCATGGTTTGGGTCTGTACATCTATGCTGGAGAAGACTTGCCAGAGGGTGACTCAGGCTCAGATATAGATGTAGGCATGATGATTGACCACTTGGCGGCTATTGATGCGGCTTCAACTTTAGAGGAACTCAAGAATGTATACAGCACTGCTTACGCTCATTGCGGTGGTGATAAGGGCTGGCAAAAGAAAGTGATTGATGCCAAAGAAAAGCGTAAAGGAGCATTGAAATGAGTGAAGTAATCCAAGGAACACCCGAATGGCATCAGCAAAGATGCGGTAAAGCTACGGCATCACGTATCTCTGACATTGTTGCCAAAACAAAGACAGGTTACAGCACTAGCAGGGCTAACTACATGGCTCAACTCGTAGTCGAGCGTATGACAAACCAAGTGGCAGAGTCATACACCAATGCGGCTATGGAGTGGGGTATCGAGCAGGAAATTTATGCTCGTGCGGCGTATGAGTTAAAAACAGGCAACATGGTAAATCAGGTAGGTGCTATTGACCATCCACGCATTCCCATGTCTGCCGCCTCTCCTGATGGCTTGGTGGGCGATGATGGATGCCTAGAGATCAAGTGTCCAAACACGGCTACCCATATTGATACCATTTTGGGAGATGAGCCAGCAAAGAAGTATTACGACCAAATGCAATGGCAAATGGCGTGTACGAACAGAAGTTGGTGCGACTTTGTGAGTTTCGACCCACGAATGCCCGAACATCTACAACTGTTCATCAAAAGAATCGAGCGCAATGATCGTTATATTGCAGAACTCGAACAAGAGGTTATCCAGTTTCTTGCGGAAGTGGATGACAAGGTTAAAAAACTCAATGAAATTAAGGTGTAAATATGGAACAGCGTGACAATTCAGGT